GTTTCAAAGATTGTTTAGTCCTAATAAAATGTTAATTGTTGATAACAATAGAAGTGAACAAGAACTTGTAACACAAACTTTAAACACTGCTTCTCGTTTTATAAGAAGTAGATTGAGAACTAAACCACAAAGTGGTATAGCAATGAGTTGGATTAAAAGAGAGTTAGAGGCAAAGAAAAGAATATGAGCATAGGATTTAAAGATTACTTATTTAAATATTTAAAAGATAAGCAACAAGACGAGGCAGTCATAGATATACCTAGACAGACTTATGCTACAGGTGTGTTCTCAAATCCTGAAGATAAAGATCCAAAAATTAAACCTGAGATTATCGGTCAGATAATGAAACAGTTTACAGAATTTAAAAAAGAATATCCTATATTAGATTATTCTTTAATAGGTTCTATATTAACTAGAAGATATAGAGATGACGCTGACCTAGACATCAATGTTTTATTTGATGTACCTAAAGAGAAACAAGAAGAAGAAAGATTAAGATTATCTCAAAAGTTTTTATCTGCTAAGAATCCAGATAACATACAAGGCAAGTTAATACCTGGTACAAGACACCCTATCAATTATTATTTTATTACAGATAAGGAAACTTATGATGATCAGAATAAAAAGGCAGACGCAGTATTTGATATAGGTAAAAACAAATTTATTAAACGACCTGAAGATTTTGAATTTGATCCTGCGTTATATGTAAAAGATTTTGAGAGAAAAGTACAAGAGATAGATGTAATCAAAGGTGAATTAAAAAGAGATATAATAGATTACAACGAATTAAAAAGACTGACAACAAATGATGTTTTAAATTTACAAGATAAAGTAAAAGATAAGTTAGATGAAATAGAAGATAGTATAGAAGACATTATAAGAATAGGTGATACTGTTGACGCTGAAAGAAGAAAAGCGTTTGATAGTGATATGTCGCCTGAAGAAATAAGACAATACGGTATAAAGAATAGATTACCTAAAGCAGTTATCTACAAGATGTTAGAGAAGTATCATTATATTTCTTTCTACAAAAAATGTAAAAAGATTTTAGATGATGGTGTTGTAACTGACAAAGAAGTAGATAGTTTAAAAACAGAAGCAAGAAGAAAATCAGTTGCATTTACATTTGGTAGATTTAATCCACCAACATCTGGACACGAAAAACTAATTAAGAAAGTAGCAAGTATCAGAGCAGATACTTTTAAAATATATTTAAGTAGAAGTAATGACCCTAAAAAGAATCCATTATCGCCTAGAACAAAACTAACTCATATGAAAATGATGTTTCCTAAATATAGTAGAAACATTGAAATCAATACAACGAATATGATTTTAGATATTGCAAGTAAATTGTATAGACAAGGATTTACAGAAATCTTTATGGTAGTAGGAAGTGATAGAGTTAGAGAATTTGAAACAATACTTAACAAGTACAATGATGTAAGAAGTAGGCACGGATATTACAACTTTGATAATATCAATGTAGTATCAGCAGGTGAAAGAGATCCAGATTCAGATGGCGTATCAGGTATGTCAGCAAGTAAGATGAGGGATGCCGCTAATAAAGATGACTACAACACATTTAAAAGAGGCGTACCTACAGGATACAAAAACGCAGATGATTTATTCAAAGACGTAAGAAAAGGAATGAGATTAGTAGCAAGTATGGAATACGATACTAACTTTAGACCAATTAAAACTTTACAAGAATTTGAACAAAAACAAATAAGAGATTTATATATTAGAGAAATGATTTTTAATATAGGAGATCAAGTTAAATATATCAAAGAAGATATTGATGGTAAAGTGATTAGAAAAGGTACAAATTATATTGTACTAGAAGATAACAACAATAATTTACACAAAGCTTGGATATGGGATTGTTTACCTAATCCAGCAGATAGAGAGGCACAAGTGCGAGAACACAATTTAGATGTAGATTACGGCTTTACAGCTGTTTCTACTAAAGAAGATATGGATAGGTTGCCACAAGACAAAGATGTTAAGAAAAAAGATGGTACACAACCTAAAAAGTATTACAAAGATATGTCAAAAGACACAAAATCAAAGAGAGCAGATCATTTTAAAAATACAGATACTACTAAAAATGATAACGATCCAGCGCCAGGAGATAAAGACGCTAAGACAAAACCTAGTACACATACAAAGAAATTCAAACAAATGTATGGTGAAACTAAAAAGGAATCATATGATATAGGACACGACTATGCTAAACACGCTGTATCAGTTACGCCAGGACAAGACGGATACGACCCTAATTACCAAGGTGGTGCATATAAACCTGCCGTTGACGGTACTTCAGGTGAAAAAGTAGTACAAAGACCAATAAGTGATGACATTTCTGTAAAAGATATCAACGATTGGGCAACTACAAGTGAAACAATAGATAAATATAAGGAAAGATACAAAGAAGAATGGCAGAAAAAACTGTCTGAAGTTGTATCTAAAATGATAAGGAATATATAATGTTGAGTTTTAAGGATTACAAAGATAGAATATCAAAGTCGGTACACTATCACGTAGAAAACAACATACCTTTTGCTGAAAACATTTATCGTGTTCATAGTGAAGAATTTTATAAGTTGTTTTCTGAGGCAAGAGAATTGTATAGAGAAGGTATATTAACTGAATTGAACGATTGGGATAAACAGTTATTAGATACAGACATTGGTGAGTTTGGTTTGTATGAAAATCAAAAAGTACCTTTAGACTGCCCTATACAAGAAGAAGATAAAAAAGATCCGCCTTTAAACAAACCTAAAAAAGGTGGACCTAAAAAGTTTTATGTCTTTGTTAAAGACGGAGATAAAATTAAAAAGGTTACTTGGGGCGATACAACAGGACTAAAAGTCAAGTTGAATGATAAAGACGCCAGAAAATCTTTTGCTGCTAGGCACAAATGTGCTCAACAGAAAGATAGAACAAGTGCTGCTTATTGGGCGTGTAATTTGCCTAGATATGCAAAGAGTTTAGGTTTAAGTGGTGGTGGAAATTTTTATTGGTAATGTTAGATAATTATTATAAACCATTTGAAGATTTTGAAAATAGTATTTACGATAAAGTATTTACTAGAGTTATTAAAGAAGATGTGAAACAAGACCAACTTATATGGCACAAAGATAAAAAAGACCGTGATATAAAAGTTGTGTATGGTACAGGATGGAAATTACAAAATGATAATGAGTTGCCCTTTGAATTAGAAATAGGACAACATTATCATATAAACAAAGAGTCGTTTCATAGATTACTGAAAGGTAATTCGGAACTAAAACTAGAGATAAAAGAATATGAGTAGAACATTAAAAGAAGTAAGAGAAAATTTATTAGAAGCGACAGAAGCGTCTAAAACTAATTTACAATATATTAGAGCAAAGACAGCTAAGAACGATCACTTTGAAAGTAGAAGATATATCGCTGCTGAAATTTTAAGAGATAAAAAATTAGCAGACGCATACAAAGGTTTAGAAGCAGTACACGATAACTATGCTAGAGTTATAGGTAATGACGCTATTACTATTAGACAAAGATTAGAAAAAATGATGATGGCAGATTTAAAAAGAAAAATTAAAAATTGGGACGAAGTTTATTCGGCACTATAAGGGAGAACAATGACACATATTAGAACATTAATGGATCAAATGATACAGATAGATGAAGGCAGAATGAAAGACATATTTACTGCCGACCAAGAAGGTCAGTCTGCTGAAGAAATTGCTAAGGCATTAAAACTACCACTAGGTACAGTTAAGAAAATTTTAGGTGAAGATAATGACTTACAAGAATTTTCTGATAGTCAACTAGATGTATTAGCAAGACAATATGCTGGTTTAAAAGGTAAAACAATTTCAGTTGACAATGCAAATAAATTAAGACAGATATTCAAAAGAATACCTGATAGTGCTATGGACGCTTTAAGAAAAAAGAAAATACCTTTCTTATCAGGTCTTGCATTATCTCGTATGGTACAAAAAGGTATGCCTGTAAAAGAAGATAAAGAAGAACCTAAATTAGAACCTGGAAAAGATGGTAATGTTGGTCCTGCAGGTAAGATTGCTCTTGCAAAAGAAAAAGATACAGACGCTTTAGAAGCACAATTAGTTACTGCTAAAGGTCAAATAGAACTTCTTAAAACTAAATTAGAAAACGAAAAGAACAAGGCAGTTAAACCAGAACCTAATAAAGAAACAGGTGAGGTACCGTTAACAGTAGGTGTTGCACACAAATATTTAAAAGCAAAAGCAGAAAAAGATAAAGAAGAAGTTAAAAAAGAAGAAACAATAATAGAGTTTAAAAAGATGACAGTATCTTTTAAAACACACGATATGATGTCTAAGGCTTCAACAGATTTAGCAAAACAAGGTTTCACTATCTCTGGTAATCAAAAGGCATTAAAAGTAGATGGCAAAGGTGCAGACCTTAACAAGTATGCTACAGATTTAAAAAATAATTATGGTGCAACAGTTGTAGCAGAGGCACAAACGGCATTTACTTCACAACAAATTAAACAGGCATACGGAATCGCAAACGATCCTAGATACAAAGGTGGTGACTATTCTGGTGCTGTTAAGGCAATTGAAAAACTTGCAAAAGGATTATCAACACATCCAGATGTAATGAAAGTATTAAAAAAAACTAACGAAGATGTACACGCAGGTGCTAAATTAGTTTATGAACAAATCAAAGGTCTAAAAAACAAAGCAGAAAAAACAGGTATGCCATATGGTGTACTTAAAAAAGTTTACGATAGAGGTATGGCAGCGTGGAGAGGTGGTCACAGACCAGGAACAACTCAACAACAATGGGCATTTGCTAGAGTAAACTCTTTTGTAACCAAATCATCTGGTACCTGGGGTGGTGCAGATAAAGATTTAGCAAAACAAGTAACGGGAAAAAACTAAAATGAATGAAAAATATTTAAAAACTAAAGAAGGTAGTATTGAAGATGTTGCAAAACAAATGCAAAACAAAGTTATGGAAAATGACTACCAAGATAAATTTAAAAAGGCATTAGACAAAGAGGGTAAACCTTTAGGTCATATGACAGGTGCAGAAAAGAAATCTTTTTTTAACAAAGTAGATAAAATGCACAATGCTAAAAATGAAAGTAAAGAGATACCAAAAGGTCATCACAAAATGCCTGATGGTACTATAATGAAAGATAGTGAACACAAGAAAGAAGTTAAAGAAGATATTTCTGAAACACATACTACTCAAACTGCTAAAGCAAATGCACATCAAAGAAGTGCTGGTGGCGAGAAAAGTCCTATTAGTCATATGGTAAATAAATCTATCAAAGAGATTACTAAAAATGACGGTAAAACTTTCGCACAAATGAGAGCAGAAATTGACGAGGCGTGTTGGGATTCTCATAAACAAGTTGGTACTAAAATGAAAGGCGGCAAACAAGTCCCTAATTGTGTACCAAAGAATGAGGATACATCATATCCTAGTAAAGACGCTAAGATCAAAGGTGAAAATCCTGCTGACAAAGGCAAGAAAGAACAAGAAACTGGCGAAGATACTAGAGATACAAAGAAGAAAACAATGTCAGGTCAAGTTGCAACTACTCCTGAAATGAATCCTAAAGTAGATTACAAATACTAATATAATGTTACCTCGTATCTATTGTGATATGGACGGTGTTCTTTGCGACTTTAAAAAAGCGGCTGAAAAAGTAACCGGTATGCCTATATCTAAATGGTCTTATGCAAATAAGACTGAAAAGTGGCAACCAATCAAAGACACTCCAAGATTTTGGCACACTATGCCGTGGATGCCTGGTGGTAGATCGTTATGGTCTTTTATTCATACACATAAAGCACACATATTATCAGCATATGTAGAAGAAAGTTTTGATCCTAACTGTATACCTGGTAAATCTCATTGGGCAAGAACTAATTTAGGTATTGCACCTGGTAGAATTAATTTAGTTAAAAGAGTACAGAAACAGAATTACGCAAAAGTAGCAGGTCAACCTGCGATTCTAATAGACGATTATAAGAAAAACACAGATCAATTCACACAAAGAGGTGGTATTGGCATACTTCACACATCAACTCCAAACACACTTAAACAACTCAAAAAACTAGGTTTCTAGTATTCTTTCTTATAAATAGTATCATATACTAACAAATTGAGTACCTTAACAATTTAACAAGGGAGAGAATAATATGTCAAGTTGGACTAAAGCAGATTCAGCAGCAGGAGCACCTTTATGGGCAGCTACTATGTTGAACGTAGCACCTTCAAGTGCTAATAGAACTTCGTTATATCAAAACACTAGTGCTGATACTTTTATAAGTGGCGCAACTAATGGTTTGTTTAACTACACAACAACTGAAACGCAATCTGGACAGATTGCTCACACAGGTTGGGTTCTAAAAACTACTGGTTCAGGTGGACGAGCAGGTAGAGTATCATATACTACTCTAGTATGTTTAACATCTAACACGTAATAATTAATTTTATAGGGGCGCTTTAGCGCCCTTATATATACTATATGAATAAATTGATCTAGGCAAATACCTAGAGTAGCATTCCCCATATGGGGTTAATAGGAGAATAAAAATGGCAGACAAAAAAATAACGGCGTTGACCGATTTAGGTGACGCATTAGCAAGTGTGGATTTATTTCACATTATAGACGATCCTTCGGGAACACCAATCAATAAAAAAGTTACAGCTGAGGATGTATTTAATAACATACCTTCTTGGATTGGACTTAAAGACACAGCACAAACTATAACAGGTGATGGTTCATCATCTTTAGCAGTTGAAGTAACAAGATCAACAACTCTTGTTAATGCTACAGCAGCAGGTTGTCCTTGTACTTTAGAAGACGGTGCTGATGGACAAATAAAAATTATAATTAACAAATCTACTGGTGGAACAAATGCAGTTGATATTACACCTGCAAACTTTAATGCTGGTTCTGGTACTAAAGTAAGTATAGACGCACCAGGTAGAAGTGTTATGTTAATGTTTAAAGACAGTAAGTGGAATGTAATTGGCGGAAACGGTCAAGTAGTAAGTTAATAATTAAGGAGTATATAATATGTTAAATGAAAAAGTATTGCAAGAAGAATTAGCAGTATTACAAGCTGATTTTGATAAAACAAAAAAAAGTGTAGAAACTATGGAGAAAGAAATTGCTAATGGAAAAAACAATTTAAACGCAATCTATGGTGCTTTACAGCAAACTGAAAAACTTTTAAAGTTAAGTAAGGGAGATACAGATGGTAAAAAAGTTTAAATCTTTTGTAGAAGAAAAAGATATAGAAGACTTTGAAGAAGATGTTTTAGGTGAAACTCCGCCTAATACTGCTGACGCTATGAAAAGGCATAAGGCAGGTAAGGCAGGTTTCGGAGACAAAACCCATTTAAAAGCTAAGGGACTGATACCTCGTAGTGATGGAACAAAAAGAGTATCAGACAAATATAAGTAGAGGAAAAAAATGAAAACATTTAAACAACACGTGAATGAACAGGGTTACAATGGTGGTCAAGTCGGTTCTGATACATCAAATTCAGTAGAAGATGGTGCTTCAGGTGCTCACAATATCCAAGACGCTGCTGTTCTTCAAAAAGTTAACGCATTTGTTGGTTCTATTGCTGAAAGGGAATACTTACAACCACAATTTGCAGTTGACGAATTAAAAGAAAAGTTACAAAGAATAGGTCTTACTTGTGGCGATTGTGTACTAGAAGGACCGAGTGGAAAAACAACAGTTGAATTGAAACAATTTGGTGGAAGATTTGGTAAAGATACCGATGGTTCTGATATAAATGATGATGGTATATCTCATAGAAAAGAGGGTGGATTAAAGATGGAAGTATCTTACGAAACTCTTAAAAACGGAACATCAAAGGTCTACGCTAAATTAGTGTAGATTATGTTCAAAGAGATAACTAAAGATACTTGGTTGCTGTATGCACAGCAAAACTATGATAATCCTACTTTTACAAAAGAGCAGGAGTTTTTAGACGACTTAAAAAGATTCAAGTATCTTAAAAGGTTATTTCGTAGATACACTTTAACGAGTGAAATAAAAGTAAGACTAATTGTTAATCACATTATAGTTTTACAAAATGTTTTTGGTGTAGAGGCCGCTTGTGTATTATTATTATACAAGATAGACGAACAATACTGGCCAATACTAAAAGCAGTTTTAATTCATTTAGATTATTTGTATCCACACGAACTAAACAATGTTTCTTTAGATGAGAATATTAAGAAATTATTAGAGGAAATGTAATGGCAAATAGACCAGTAGATTTACTTATCGCATATAGAGTTATTAAAATGCTAGTAACGCCTTTTGATAAACAACCTGCTTTTAAGTATGGTATAATTGATAAAGACGGTAAAGTATTAAAGAAATTTAATACTATAACAGGAACATTAGAAAAGCGTTCTTATACCGTTTTACATAGGTTTGTTTTTAATTTAAAAAGATTACTTGCGAAAGCAGGTATTAAAGGTAAATTAGGATCGTTTGCAGTTGCAGCCGCTTTATTATTACGAGAAAATAAAAGATATGCAATACACAAAGATACAATAGAGTCTACTGTTATTACATATTTAAAAGACAACAATCTCTATGATGATATATTAAATGAAAGCAGAAAGATACCAGACGTAAAAACAGACGATAAGTTTGTTATGAATTGTTTTGGTGTTGATGTATTTGAAAACAATGGAGAATTAAAATCGGAGTTTGACTATGCCAAAACATTATAAAGAAATGATAGACGAAATCATCAACAAGATTGATGAAGAAGCACCAGTTAATTCAGTTGCAGGTGGCGGTGTTGATATGGCGCCTAACGCTAAACACCCATTAACTAAATCACACGAGAAATATAAAAAAGATAATCAAAGAGATCCTTTAATGTTTGCTAAACCTCTTAAAAGAAAAATTAAAGAAAGTGATGACAATAACAATGTAGTATTACGAGGTATTATTGATAAGATAGAAAATATTGAGGCAGCACTTGATGAAAAACTAAATGGTAAAACAGAATTTAAAATAGAAAACGAAGAAAAATACAAAACATTTAAGGACAAATATAATGGTTAAAACATTAAAAGAATATCTATCTACTGTAACAGTAGGTGGTTTAGGTCTAATAAGACCTATGGCCTCATTAAGTAGAAAAGGTACAGACATTGGACCTAAAAATGGTAGAGCTCGTGGTGTCGGTACATTAGTTGCTTCAACTCAAAAAGATAAAAAGAAAAAAAAATAAATTATGTGGCCAAAATATGTGGTCAAAGATGAATTTTTATATAGAAGACATTTACATACTATTAGAAACATTGACTTTGACACAAAACCAGACGAGTGGGATATCTATAAACATAAGATATTCAATGACGGCAAGATAGAGATTGGTTTTCAATCATCATCTGGCAAAGAAGGAGTATCTCCTTTAAATGAAGATAGTATTAGAGAGATACATAATTCATACCACGACCAGATGATTGAATTGCTAAAAGAATTAGCACCAGAAAAATTACAACACTATTGGTACACAGAATTAAATGTTGTAAACAACGGTAAAGATTTTGTTTTTCCTATTCATAGTGATAGTAGAGATAAATTGTTAAGTGTAGTGATCTATATTGATCCTGCTATAAATGAAGGCACCTGGTTGTACGAAGATAAATCAGGTAAAAATCCAAAACAGATAAAATGGATTCCTAATCGTGCTTTTGTTTTTAGTAGAAATGATAATACCTGGCATAGTTACAAAGCAGATGGTAAAAATAATAGACTAGCATTAGTTTACAACTTACGATCAAATAAGTATTGGAAAAAATAATGATTTTTAATGAAACAGATAGTTTAAACTATCACGGACAAGAAGTAAAATTTTATACGCCTACTAAAAAGACAGCAGGTAGAGTTAAGAAAATTTTTAGAAAAGAACCTATAACAATAACTTGGATGGATAATATGCAACCAGGAGATACTGTTATAGATATAGGGGCAAACGTAGGTATGTATTCTCTTATGAGTGCTGTAAGTAGAAAAGTAAATGTCTATGCGTTTGAACCTGAGGCAAGTAATTACAATTTACTATGTCAGAATATAAGATTAAATAATGTACAAAATAAAGTAACTGCTTATTGTGCTGGTACTTTAGACTATGATGGTTTTTCTGTTTTAAATATTGCACAGGATAGAGATGTAGGACCAGGTGGCTCTTGTCATACAGTTGATGAAGAAAAGAATTTTGATTTAAGTAAAATGAATGTTGCCTTTAAACAAGGAATTAATATTGTTAAGTTAGATACCTTTTGTAAACAAATGAACATATCGCCAGATCACATCAAAATGGATGTAGATGGTTTAGAACATAGAGTTATAGACGGTGCTAAAGAATCAATACAAAAAGCAAAGACAGTTATAATAGAACTGAATTTAAATTTAACTGAACACAACAATGCTGTTGAAAAAATGAAATCATTAGGTTTCAAACTTGACGAAACACAAGTAAAACAAGCATTGAGAACAGGTGGTACTTTCCTAAACGTAGGGGAACACCTATTCTATAAATAAACATAAAGGATATATATGGAATTATTAATAAGTTTAGCGATGAAATTTTGGATGTGGACTATATTAATTATAGTTGTAATACTAGGATCACTTATCAATTTATTTGATAAAAAGAAACCTATGTGTTATACATTTACATCTAATAAAATGCCAGTGTTAAGACCTATACCTATCAAAACAAAAGGTAAAGGTTTCTGGAAAGGAATACTTTTGTGGTTACTCGGTGTCAGACATTGGGAACTTGCTGAGGATTACAATTACAAATTAAACGATAAAGAATTTGTCATACCTGCTGGGTTTACATTTGACGGTGCAAGTATACCTAAATTTTTGCATCCGTTCTTTTCACCAGTAGGAGTGTTATTAATGGGAGGACTTGTACACGATTATGCGTATAAGTATCAAACCCTATTAATGAAAAATAAGAAAGACACCTTAGGTGTTATATCTCAAAAAAGATCAGACGAAATCTTTAGAGATATTAATATCAATGTTAATGGTTTTTATCTTATGAACTATCTCGCATATTGGTCATTAAGAATAGGTGGCTTTGTTGCGTGGAATGGTCATAGAAAAAGAAACGCTAAAATAGGAGACTAATATGTTTTTAACAATAGGTTTAGTAATAGGGTTTATATTAGGTTGGTATGTAAACGAAAAGTTTGAAGACTTAATAGAACTAACTGATAAAATTAAATTTTGGAAAAAATAAATGAGATTAATATTCATAGGCATTATCATTACGTCTTTACTTGGTGCTGGTGCCTATGTCTTAAAATTACAAAGAGATAATGTTATTCTAAAAGAGAATGCTATCAAATTAGAAGGTGCTATTTCTGAACAAAAGACACTAATAGAAAATCAAAAGAAAGACTTTGCTGAAATACTAGAAGCAAACAAAAAGATAAACGAATTAGTTGGTAATCTCAAAAAAGATTTAGACGATTTAGACAAAAGATTTTCAAAGAAAGATAGAGATATTGGTAAACTGGCCATTGATAGAACAAAGGTCATAGAAAGAATTATAAACAAAGGCAGTGATAACGCTACAAGAT